TCGTGATGCAGTTGGTCTGCTCACTGTCGCTGCCCGTGCACAACTCGAAGATGCCTTCAACAGCAAAGAGTTCTGGGTACGCAAGGACATGCTCAACGATGCACTGGGCTATCGTGCTTCGACCGTGGGTGATGCCTGGACTGGCAACAGCCGCTGGTCGCCGAAGACACAGGAGGAGGTGAAGAAGATCGCCATCGCTGTGTTCGGCAACAAGGCCTACCAGTACCTGGTGAACTCCGAGAAGATCATCCAGAACTATGTGGGTGATGCTCGGGTCATGATCGTGGTCAAGTCCATGGTCGTGCCGCTCACCAACCTGATGGCCAACATGTACCAGATGACTGCTCGTGGCATCCCACTCACCAGCATCGTTCGAGGCATGCCCAAGAAGCTGGCGGAGGTGGACTCGTACACAAAGACCAAGCTGGAGCACACCCGGCTTGAAGCCGAGCTGCTTGCAGCCAAGGGTGATGTGATTGCTGAGCGGAAGATCCAAGCTCAGATGACCAACATCGAAGATGCTCATCGCCGCCTGTCGATCTGGCCGCTCATCGCCAACGGCGAGTTCTCGGCGATCTCAGATGCTGGTATCAGCCGTGATCAGATCCTGTTGACGGAAGGCAAGCTGCATGCGTTCATCGAATCGAAGGTGAATCGCTTGCCCAAGGCAATGCAGACTGCTGGTCGGTATGCACTGGTCACCAAAGATACCGCGCTGTTCCAAGGCTTGCAGCTGGCAGTGGAGTACGGGGACTTCCTGGCCAAGGCCATCCTGTTCGACGATCTGACGATCCGCCAGAAGAAGACTCAAGAGCACGCTCTTGGTCGGGTGACGGAAGAGTTCGTGAACTATGACCGTCTGCCTGGTCGCAGCCGTGGCTACCTGGAGAACATGGGTCTGCTGTGGTTCTACAACTTCAAGATCCGGTCGGCCAAGATCGCCTTGTCGATGATCCGCAACAACCCTGCACATGCCATCCTGGCCGGGCTGACGCCGGCTCCTGATGGTGTCGGTACGCCTCTGGGTGACAACATCTTCAGCAAGGGCCTCAGCGGTGCTCTGGGCGGCTCGATTGGTATCGGCATGGGGTTGCGTGCTCCCACGATGTATCCGGTGATGCAAGTGCTGTTCTGACCCCTTTGGTTCCAAAAGAAAAATCCCCCCAAGTTACCTTGGGGGGATTTCTATTTGGATGGCCATAAGGCCCAGAGCATGCCGAGTGCGACTAGCACGACTGCCACGTAAGGGGCTACAACTGTGATGGCCGTGGAGACAGCAACCACGATCACCAGGATGAGAGCCCCTATGAGGAGCTCCTTCATCTCTTACTTGTTGACCGGCTTGTTCAGGCCTGCGAACAGGCTCTGACGTGGCTTTGCTTCGACAGCTGTTTCAGCCGACGTGTCGACCTGGTCAGCGCCGGCAGCAGCCGTGTCGGTACCGTTGTCGAACGGTGCATCGGCAGCAGCGGCTGCTTGACCTTCAGCACCAGCATCGCCAGCAACCGAAGTCTCCGCACCAGCAGTCTCCTGCGTCGACGTGGATGGCTGTTCCTGGGCCTTGGCTGCATCGTTTCCCTTGGCCGAGGCCTCGGTACCGGATGCGGCTTCAGCGCCCTTGGCGGCGTTTGTGGCCTTGCCAGCCGTGGCTGCGATCTGCAGCGGCTTGGCACGTGCCGGAGGAGCTGCCACAGCAGCCTGGGCGGTAGCTGCAGGAGCTGCCACCTTGACCGGTGCGGTGTCGGGGACGATGTCGATCGCCGCCTTGAAGCCGTCGGCACCACGGGTGGCGCTCAGATCGATGTCGATCCGCATGCCGTCCTTGATGTTGATCTGGCCGTGGATGTAGTCCTTGATCGCTTGTTCGATCTCAGATTGGACGAGCGTGATTTGCATGTTCAATTTACCTCTGCGAAAAGTCGCAATAGATTGCGGAAGACAGGGGTGGTCACCCCTGAGTGGATGGCTGCTATCGCATCTGCCACATGTTCGGCCTTGGCAACGATCCTTCCACGCTCTTGCGGGAAGTTCGCTTCCGGGTACAGCTTCACAGCTTCGCTGATCATCTGTGCCTTGGTGGCCTCTTTGTTGCCAGTGAATACCAACTTCGATTCAAGTGCAGTGACTTCAATGAAGGGGATACCAGTAGCTCTGACGGTACCGAGTATACCTAAACATATGCCGTAGGAAGCCATTGCCCGAGCGGACTGTGACCCAACGGGACACTCTACGAAGATAACTTTGGCTCGCCTGGCAGCGGCTAGTACGGGACCGGCCAGTTGTTCGCTGAGATGCAAGTCGTTTGAGTTCTGTCGGACTTGTTTCCCCACCATATCTTTGGGTTGAACCAAGGAAAGGATGGGGGTGTCCAAGAACCCAGTGTCGAGATCGAGCTTCGCTTCTGCGATGCCCCAGCTTCTGAGGCTGGGATCGAACCCGACGACTGGAATCTTCACTGTAAACCTTTCAGCTTACTTGCCGAACAGCGACTTGCGAGCAGGAGCACCTGCAGCTGCACCAGCCGTCGGAGCAGGGCCCGATGCACGAGTGGGCGGCTTGCCAGCTGCGCCGGCACCGTCCTTGATCTCACGCTTGTCGCGGGTCTTGCCCTTGTTGCGATCGAGCCAGCCGTCCCAGAAGGCAGGCTCGGTGGCCTGGTTGCGAGCTTCGACGACGGTCATCTTCGTCTCGGTGTGGAACACCTTGTCGATGGCGTTCGTGTCGCGGGTCTCAGCGGTGGCTGCGTAGCTGCCGTCGCCCTGCTTCTCGTTCTTGTTTTCGAGTTGCTTCAGGATGCCCAGCGAGATGGTCTTGCCCGTCAGGCCGCTCAAGACTTGCACCGCCTTCGGCAGTTCTTTCTTGGCTTCGCTGTCGTAGATGTTGACGATCTTCTCTTCGGTCTCCTGTTCGGCCAGCGGTGCGCCGGTCGTGCAGAGGCAGATGTCGTCGATGATGGTGAAGCCAGGCAGGCCCACCTTCTTCGTCTTGTCCTGTGGGTTCAAGAAGAAGTTCTCACCCTTCTTGTTCGTGACGTACTGCGTCTCGCGGTACTCTTTGCCACCAGGCATGCTGATGAGCAACGTGACGCTCTGCGCACCACCTGCACTCTTGCCGGCGTAGGCCACCTTGATGACACCGGTGTAGATGTCGGTTTCGAGAGGGGCAAAGCCACCGAGGCGGTCTTGCGTTTCTTCGAGGCCTTCGGTCTTCATGTTTCCAAACAAGCTCATTTCAATTTCTCTTTTCGTTTCAGTTTTGTGATCTCTTTTAGCGGCTTTTTGTTTCAGTGCTTGTAGAAATCGTGGAGGTGATCCAGCAGCAGCTGGGCGTCGTTGTCCATGAAGGTTTGAGCCTTCGTGAACATCCCCATCGGCGAACGCAGACGCTCGCCAACAGTGGATTTGGTTGGCCGGGTCTGGAACACGTGCTTGTAGCCAAGCTCACGTTCTTCATCGGTGATGTTCAAGATGCTGGAGCTGTATGGCTCCAGGTCTTTGATCTGAATCTTCTTGGCAGCGACCACGGTGGAGAAGTAGGCTTCGACGCCATTGTTCTTCAACGAGCCCTTGATGGGCACAGAGGTTTTCATCTCCATTGCCTTCTCATCGAGCACGTCCAAGACGTGAGCCGTCATCAAGACAGGCTTGGCAAAGGTGGTGACCTTCTGCTGCATCAGGATCTTGAAGAACTGTGCGAAGTCGCCCCAGGCCTTCATTGTGTTGGCTGCGTTGAGTACGTACATGGTCTCGTACATGTCCATCAGGAACGTGATCGAGTCAATGATCGCACCGTCGACGTTGTCATCATTGGTGAAAGCATCGAACATCTCATGGACCTGGTACGGATCTTCGATTCGGAAACCACCATTCATGAACTTGTTCTTGAAGGGCAGTCGCTTGCCAGCTTCGGTGTTGGCGTAGGCCCAACGTTCCTGGTTACGGATGTTGCGCAACGAGGCACTCTTGCCTGTCGATGAGAAGCCGACGATCAGAGCCATCTGGTCGTTGGGTTGAACTGTTGTGTCTTCTTCGATGTCGCTCATATTCTTTCCTTGAAGTGCATGACAGTCAGGAGCCAAAGAAAGGACTCACTGACCATCATGCGGGGTTGCTACTGTCGTTGATACCGCTTGGCGACAGTCGTCAAGATCGTGGTGTCGATCTCGTCTTCCGTCAGTGGGTGATTCATCTTCAGGTTGAAGACGTGCACCTGCTTGCTCACATCGATCAGGGTCATGCCGCCATCGACTAAGGCCAAGGCGTACTTGATCATCTGGTTGTTGCGGTTGCCTGATGCAATGCGTTGAGCGAACCAACGTTCGAGGTTGTCCAAGGACTGGACCTTCTGGAGGCCTTGCTTGTACTGCTCGTACTTCGAGGTCTTGGGGATGAATTGCAGAGCATCCATCAGCTCGCCCTCGACGTTGAGATGGAAGTGACCACCGTCAAACGCCTCCCACTTTTTTGCCCTTTGGTTCGCGGACTCGTCCGTCTTGAACGGAAGCCACTCCATGACAGAGTTCATGAACTCTTTGTAGTCCTCGGTGTCCAGGTGCAGCTCGTAGTTGATTGGCAACATGAGACGGAACCGATTGGTATCGTCTGTGTGCCGCTTGGTCGTATACGTGATGAACTTGTATTCCTTCATGAGCTCCTGGCAGGTGGCCAGGTTCACGCCTTCGTCGACATCGATCACGATCATGTTGAAGCCAGCGATGACGTTCTCTTCAGCACGGTGCCCTTGCCTGAAGTGATGGTTGGCCCAGTGCATACCTGGTGCTTGCACCAAGGTCTGCAGCTGATCGAAGGGCACCACCTCGTTGAGGTAGTTGTATGCCCAGTGATCGCTGTAGCTCACCGTCATCTCATTGAGGTCAGTCTCCTTGAGCTTCTCACCACGGAAGAACTCGATGCCATCGATGAACGTCTTCTTGATGATGATGTGCTTCTTGTAGCCCCATGCTGTTGCCAGTGTCATCATCTCGTTGCGAGCCGCATTGCTGGACTTGTAGAAGGGCAGTGCCTCCATCAGGTCAGCATGCGTCAGGTCTGTGCCTACGTCTGCGACGTATTTGGCCAGCTTCACATAAGCCGCTTCACGGCTCAGGATCGTCTGGAAGGCAGCACCTGATTCTTCCACCAGC